TGCCGCAGCGTTTGTCGTAGTACTTCCACTCTGGGTGCGCGGCGATCATGTCCTCGATGACCTTGCGCTGAATCAGCATGAACGCTGTCGCTACGCGCGTAGCCCGAACAAGGCCCATACCGTTCATCGTCAGCTCGCCATTCTCATCATAGTCGAGGTCTGCGATGTAGGTTTTCTGTACGTCCCGGACGCGGGGGACACCCGCCACGATGCCCTTCTTGGGGTCTTGAGCCCACGCCATCAGGCGCAGGATGTCTTCAGGCTCGAAGTTGATGTCCGAGTCGATAAACATAAGGTAGTCAGCGTCCGACTCCAGCAGGTCCTGCACCAGCAGGTTGCGCGCCCGAGAGACCACCGAGCAGCCACAGACGCTGCCGATGTTGATGTCAATACCGTGCTTAGGAGCCAGCTGCGCGAAGCGAGCAAGCGAGACCGCAAGCTTCAGCGACACCTTGAAGTCGTAGGCGGGGAGGCCAATGAAGACCCCTTTTCCCGCCATATCGAAGCCTTTGACTGCTTGCATGGGTCACCCGTAGAAAACTGTAGTGGTTAGGTTAGCATCCAACCCTACATAAATCCCATTTTCAGCTAGAATGCCTTCGCCGGGAACAAGGATAGAGTATGCCACAGCATTATAGCTATCAGCTTCCAACAATACAGTTAAGTAGGCCGTTACGTTACCCGTACCCGATGCCGCCGTAGTAACCGTGAAGGTGGTGGCATTAGCAGTAAGGACGGTGTACGCGCCGTCCACAGCGGTACCGCTGGTGAAATCTAGGAATACCCTATCACCGGCAACGAGATTATTTGCTACCGTAACTGTTAGTGTGGTTGAGGTAATGCTGTACGTACCCGCTTGCGGATCGTTGTCCATAAAAAGGACGTGCCTTGCTGCCGCAGTCGCGTTTGCAGAAATAATAGCCCCCTTCAAGCGGGTGCGGGAACCGTACGCAACACCTGAAGTAGACCGGTGTTTGGATTTGACATCGTATTGCATACCCATAGGGGTGGCCCTCCTATTGAGCTATTACGACGCGGTGGTTACGGCGATCCAAGTGGTGCCGCCATCCGAAACGAACAAGCGGGTCGAAGCCGAGCTACCATCGCTGCGCAGGTAGATTGAACCCTTGGCAGCAGCCACGGTCGGGGCACCCGAGCCGATGTAGACGCCCATGCCAGCAGCCGTGTTGGTTGCGATGAACGCAGAAGCGCCGCCAGCGACAAGCGCGACGTTGCTGTCAGCCGTGACGTTGCCAGTTGCCGATACCGAAGCTGCCGTGACAGCGCCAGTTGCCGCCAGAGAAGTAACCGACATAGCGGGGCCAAGGGTGGAGGTGACGGTAACCGCACCAGTCGAAGCGTTGATCGAGATGGTCTGGAAGCCGTTCTCAGAACGTACCGGACCGTTGAACGTGGTATTCGCCATCATTTATCTCCGTGTAGTAGCACATACCCATACCGTCGCTACTACGTCTGCTAGGACAGTCGGCACGGGTTAAATACCTAGTGGCGTACTTGTAGCACGACACAGAGACAAAGAAAAGACCCCCCGACTTTCGCCGGGGGGTCTCGAAGTCCTAAACTTCCCTAGGACTTAGCTTAGGCTGCGCCTTCGCTGCCGTACATGCCGAGCGGGTCGCTCCAGCCGAAGCTGTAACGCTCGCGGCTCTTGTAGCGAACGTTGCCGGTGTCGAAGTCACCATCCATGTTCTGCGCCATCGGCGTACGAACAAAGTGCTTCAGGCCGTTCGGCACATCGGTCGTCAGGAACCATGCGTCCGGGTCGGTCAGGAAGTGGTTGACCGTGTACCCTTCAGGAATAGCACCGTTCGACTTGATGGCGTTGATGTCGTTGTCGGAGGTCGACACGCGGAGTTCGGTCTCCAGCAGTCGAGTCGCAACGAACATCAGGCTAGGCGGAACAACCAGCTTCTTCGGCTTAGCCGCGATCAGCAGGCCACGCTCGTCGGTCCACGCAGCAATCTGGATGACCGCAGCCTCAAGCGAGGTTTCGTTGAGGTCAGCCGGGGTGCTGGGGATGTTCGAGTTGGTGCCGCCACCGACCAACGGGTGCGAAGCCGAGAACAGAGCCACGCCATCGCCACCGGGATAATCGGCGTCGAAGCCGTTGTTCAGGACAGCCGCAGCCTTGGTCTGCTTGGTGTACGCCATGGCACGAGCAAGTGCCTTGGTGTAGCGGGCCGACAGCGAGTCGTACAGGTTGTCTTCGATGGCTTCTTCCGTGATGGAAAACCCGAGAGCAATCGTCTCGTGGTTGTAGCGAGCCGTCCAAGCTTCCTGCGCGTTGTCATAAGCGATGGCCGAACCTTCGTTCTTCACCGGCGCAGCCGAGAAGCCCGAGAGCTTGGTTTCTTCTTCGAACGAACGCTCAGAGCTTTCCGTTTCGAAGATTTGCTTATGCTCTTCGCCGTAGCGTGCGTATTCGAGGCCGAACAGGGCGTTCAGACCCGGCAGAAGCTCCTTGAGAAGCTGTGCGCGTGAAATTGCCATTGTTCAGTCTCCTTACACGCCGGTTGGGTTGAGGTACTGGTGCATACCCTGATTCCACTTGACGATAACCTCGGAATACGAACCGGGGTTACCCGCCAGAGCGGTATCGGGGATGACGTCCACCACGCGCACGGGCCACGTCGAGGTGGTTGCGGTGGTCGAGCTAACAGCCACGCGGCTGTTACCAGTGTTCGTCAGGCCCGAGTTCTGCACCAGAACAGCGTTGTTACCGACCGAAGTACGGTTCACAAAGCTCATGGTGGTGCCGCTCGAAACCACGGCGACCTTGAACAGCGCATCGGGATCGTCCAGCACGTAGGCCGTGATGCCGCTGATGTTCGTGGTACCGGGGTAGTACTGACGGAAGGTCAGACCAAACGTCGGATCGACGTAGGTGCAACCAAGGAACACACCTACCGGGGTAGCGGCGCTCGTACCGGTGTCCTTGTCGAGATTGCCGTCGCTGTTCAACTTGACGACGTCACCATAGAAGATGGCCGTGGACGAGTTGACAGCAATCGGAATCTGACGGGTGGACCCGGCAAACACCTGACCGCCGATAAGATTAATCGGGAGAAGCCCGTATGGGGCTTCAACAGCGGGATAAGCCATAATTAGCTCCTGTTATCTGCCTTTGCCAAATGATGTCGATGACTTCTTCTCACGGAAGAGAGGCATACGAGCATCGCTCTCGCGCATAAAGTTGTTGTCCACTGACTCCATCTGAGACTGATTTTTACCAGAGAAGTAAGACTTACGCTGGTTCATCAGTTCCATCGGGGCTTTGCAAAGCAGCAACCCTGCGACTTCGACGTTGTCCTTGAAGCGGCTGTCCGGATCGACCATCAGGCTAAACTTGGGTTGCTCGCTAATGCTAACAGGTTCCCAACCTTCGCGCAGCTTAGCCGAAATATTCCGGGGGTCCTTCTCACCGTTCGTGGAGACACGAATCCAGCGATAGGCGTAACCCGGCTGCTTGTCTGGCTCGGGCAGCGTTGATGCTGGGGCCCAAACTTCGACACGCTTTGTTTCTTCACGCGTCTGGCGAGGCGCACGCGCTTCACCAAGAGTTTCCATGACGTCGTCAAGGGAACGAGTATCACGAGTAGCCATATTAGTTCTCCGTCTTCATAAGTTCACGAGCGTACTGCTCGGGAGTAAGACCCAACCTCTTGGCGATGGCCAGCTGGGACTGTTTCAGCACAATCTTTTTGGGGGACCGGCTGCGTGAAGCAGGAGCTACGACATTCGCGCTCTTGTTTTCGCGCGAAGAGGTTTTCGGAGCCTCTTCATCCCCGAAGTAATCGGGGAATCGACGGCGCATCGTTTTGTCGACGGCTGTCCAATATTCGTCGGAACCCACATACTGCGGGCCACGTTCATTAACGAGCTTCTGGTGAAGCCCGAGAGCCGATGCAGTCATCTCCGGATCGGTCCCGTACCACGTATTACGCTCTTGCCACGTAACCGTTTTCTGGTCGAGCCGGGGCTGTTGCACCTGCTGCGGTACAATGTCTACCTCAGTTTCCGGCTGCTGTAAAGTAGGTCGATACTGTTCGACCTGCTGAAGCCGCAAAGTAGCCCGCGAGAGCTTTTCTTGAGCGTCGACAACCTTGTCAGCGTCACCAGACTCGTACGCATCGCGGTAAGCCCGACGGGCGGCGTCGATTTCATACTCGGCGGTCTGCTTATAGCTGCCGACAAGCGACTGTTCGCCTTCCGACAACGTCCTTTTCAGGCGACGGTTCTCTTCCAACAGGCGATGGGCGGCGTTAACGGCCTCCTGCTGCTCGCGCTGGACGCGCTCCTTCTCCCGGCGCTCGTCGTGCCAGACCTTTTTCATCTGCTTGAGGCGGGTTTTGACCTTGTCGGAGTATTCTTCGAGCTCGTCGTTCTCCAGCTCCTCGACAATCTCCTTTGGCATGGGCTCACGGCCCCTGTCAGCCTCCGGAGTATCGTCTACGACCTCCAACTGGGTATTTTCGGCGTCTTCAGCTTCGACTTCCCACTGGAAGTCGTCATCAGCGGGCTTGGTAGCCATCACTTCTCTCCTTTGTACGGGAAAACGCCCCCGTTAGGCGCGCGAGATGCCTCGCGGGTCGTCCACAACAGCTTCAACGCTGTCGTCATTGATGATGCGGAACTCTCGGTTGTGGATTTTCACCCGCGTACCCGAGTTCGGGCGCACCAAAACGAAGTCACCTTCCTTGCACCACGCCCCAGAAGGGAACCGCTTGGCGTCCTTGTAGGCGTCCGGGCCGATTTTCAGCACGAACAGCACGGTGGTCAGAAGTTCTTCGTAGTGGCGGGTGACATCTGCCTTGATGATACCCCCAGAGGTCTTCTCTTCGATGTCCGGAACAGCACACAGGATGCGATATCCCATCGGTTCTGGCAGCTGCTTGGGTTTGTCTTCGGCTGGCTGGTTGGCCGCCTCGACATTGGTCATCTTTCGCAGGGTAGGTAGGTCGTCGAACAGAGTTTTGTCCTCTGTATCAGTCATCGTCAGTCTCCATTTTGTGGGCAGTTTCAGCGATGAAGCTGTTAGCCATCATCAACCCACGGATTACGCCAGCGGCGTATTTGTATTCCCCGTGGTCTTTGGCGTGCCCACGCGCCAAATCGTCAGAGAGGATTTTGATCTCCTCGTTGTTCTTGTTCGCCAGATGGCGGAAGATGTCGCTCGTCATTCAGCCTCCTCGCCGGGTTTGGCCGGCGTTTGCTCACTCATCATACTCTCGCGGGCGACTTGGACGCCCACACGCAGCCCTTCCAGCTGCTCGTCCGATGCCAACCGTGCTTTGTCTGTAGCGACCTTGGCACCGACGTTGAGACCAGCAATCTCCTTCTGTGCTGCAATGCGCTCGCGCTCGATGTCGAGCTTGTCTGCCTTCTCGGCGGCAGTGACAGCAAACTGCTGTTCTTTGAGCTTAAGCTCGCCCTGCTTAATCTGAAGCTCCTGCATCTGCATCTGGACGATGGGGTCCTGTGCCTGCTGCTGGGCCTGCTGTTGTGCAGCTTCCCCTTGGTTCTTCCGGAGCAGCTGTTGTGCAGCGGCGGCGGCCAGACGAGACACCTCCAGCTCGGTCTTCTCGTCCATCTCAGCATTGGGCGGCGGCAGCGGTACACCAGCCTGCAACTCGACCTGACGACGATACTCAAACGCCAGATGCTCCTGCATGTGAGCCGTCATAGCCCCCATGATGGTCTGTGCGTTGGGGCTCTGCCCCACCATCTGCTGGATTTTCGGGTCTTGGATAGCCGCCATGTGGACGGCGAGGTGCGCTTCGTGGTCTTGGTACATAAACGCCTTCACCGGCTTCATGTTCAAGATGTCCATGTTCTCGGACACTGGGTCACGCGGCTTCATCTCGTCGCTGTCTTGCAGTGGGACCAGCTTCTGAGCGTTCTTGATACCCAGCACTTCGAGCATCTGCCGGTGCAGATAGGGCATGTCGTAGATGCCCGGAGCCGACTGCGCCAACTGGATAACCGCCTGATACTGGACGATTTTCTGTGCCATGGTGGCGGCGTTGGGGTCCGACACAGGGATGACATACACCTTGTCATAGTCGGCCTGCTTGGCGCGCTTGGGGCCAACCTCTGGCTTATAGTTGTAGTCGTCCGAGGTGTAGTCACGGATGATGGCCTTGAGGAGCTTGAACTCCTGCTTCATCGCGTAGTGGATGCGCGCCTGCACCGCCGACATGGTCTTCAAGGTGCGCTCAAGGATAGCCAGCGTCGTGCCGACCGGAGCCTGACCAGACATGTCGCTGATCTTCATATCAGCAGCGCCAGCGAAGCGGCGACCTTCTTCTACGATGGTACCCAGAAGGCTGTAGAGGACTTGGCTTGGCTCCTTGTACGGCAGCGGCATAATATTGTCGCGCATCGTACCACTGGCGACGTCGACGTCGCGCCATTCAGCCGGAGCGATGGGGGTGTCATCACCCTTAACCCGCAGACCTTTGGTCTTGAAGCCACCGGGCAGGTTGCTCAGCGTGCCTGCATCAACCAGCTGACGGATAAGACTCGTACCCGACTTGGCGAAGGCACCCACGAGGTGGATGAGACCGAAGGCATAGAAGCCAAACCCCGGCACGTATGAGTAGTGTACGAAGTGGTTGCGCTTCTGCTTCATCTCGTCGTCTGGGTTCCAGTTGCGACGGATAGCAAGAATGGTCTGTGTGGCCTTCTCGATGGTGACCACGTAGGGGACAGCGATCTGGGCTTCGGACTCGTCCTCGGCATACTCGTCGTCCGGAAGCACAAGGTCGACGTGCATCTCCAGCAGTTTGTAGCGGTCGTCACTAGACGCGCGGAAGCCCATTTTCTCCGCGATGGCCTTCTCGACCTCATCGAAGCTGTCGACAGGGTCATCCATCTCGACTTCGCGGTAGAAGCCTTTTACCTGCAACTTCTTGAGTTCATTAGGCGTTTTACGCATCACGTGAGTGACGCGCTCTGCCGTCTCAAGGTTGGACGCGCCGTAAGGCACCACCACATCTTCGGCGGGGATATACATAGCCGTCTGGCGGCCAAGGCTCGGGTCGAAATAGACCTTCTTGAAGGCGTTGCCCGACAGGCCCAGACCCCACAGCATCCGCTCGTGCTCGGGCCGATACTCCGTCATGACGTCGGTGAGCTCGTAGTTCATATCCGCCTGCACACGCTGGGCGGCGTCACGCGTCTCGGGGGTCTCTTCACCGATGATCTGCGTCCGCACCGGGCCTTGGGCCGGGAACGTCTCCATCATGGTCTCGGCTTGGAACTTGACCAGAGCTTCAGACAGGAGCGGGTGGTACACACCGCAGGCACCGGGCCACGGCTCGGTGCGGTCCTCGACCTTCATACCCAACAGCTCAAGACCGTCTACATACGTCTGTATCCAGTCCTTGCGGCTGCTGATGTCCTCGTCAAACTCACCCAGCAGGTCACCTGCCAGCTCAGTCAGCTGACCCTCGTCCATGTCCTCGGCAAGGTTGTCGTCAAACCCCGGAGGCGCGTCGTCCTCTTCTCCCTCGTCGTCCTCGTCGAGCTCGATTTCAATCTCGATCTCAGGATCGTTCGGCTCCGCGTACTGCTCGTCGATGTCCAGCGTCGGCTGCATAGCAGTCAAGCCAGTAGGGGCGGGGTTAAGGGACTTGTCGATTGCCATGGTTATGCCTTTTTACGGGTAGCACGCGCTACGGTAGCGGCTACGCCAATGACGGGTGCGACCCCCGTCGCTACGCTTGCCACGGTAGTGGTAATTTCAGCCACGTCCTTGAGGACGCCCAGCAGACCTCCGCTCTTGATGGAGTTAGCCGCCGCAACGGCGTCAGCAAACGGCACACCTGCTTCACGGGCCTCGTTGAAGGCAATTTTCTGCTTGTCTTTCCACTTCGACCACTGGGTCTTGCCAATGGGAAACAGCGCCTTGACCTCGGTCATCAGTAATACCCCTGTCTGCGTGAGCTTTTAAAATACAGCGGTTCGTCGTCTGCGTCTAGCGTAGTAGATATATAGCCCCCGCGCCGGAACCTGTGCATCGCCATGGAGACGGTGTCGACAAAGTCATCGTGGCTGCCGGCAGGAAACTCAGCCACCTCGTCAATAACCTCCTCCGCCCAGCGTGTTGCCGGAGCCCAGACGCGCCCAGAGGCAAATATGTCCGCCACAGCGTTCAGACGGCTGATCTTGTCGTTCCCACGGGTGGGGGTGAACTCCTGCACGGGTATCCCCATGGAGCGAAGCTCATAGATAAGCGGAGCGCCCGACGCCTTCTTTTCGACGATGACGCTGTCCGGGTCCCACTCTTTATACTCGTCGATGGCCCACTGCTTGAGCGTGGGGAACTCCACGCGGTCCCTCGCCGCGTTCAACATGATAATGTTGGCCTGCTCTATGCCGTTGTCGTCCGGGTGGTAGAATACACCCCACGTGGTCTGCGCCGAGTAGTCCGCTCGCTGCGTCTTCTCAA